GATATGCAATATCATCAACATTTCCTTCTACAAATTCTTTAGTCTGTTCTTCGACTAAACGAGCATGTTCTTTCGGGTCAACTGGATGCTTAACTGTTTCTTTATTAGCAATTTTGTCCGTAGGAAATAAAATAACATTATCACTCACTAATGACTTCTCCCTTGAAGTTTACTTTACCTTTATCGGCATAGTATTCAATTAATTGATTATAACCACCAACCAACTCACCATCAATTTTAATCTGAGGCATAGTTCTAACAGGTTTACCAATGTCTTCTAACATTGCTTCTGGCGATTCAAAAGATTCCATTTTCTTTTCTTCGTATTCAAGGCCAAGTGTTTTCAACAAGTGTTTGGCCTTGTTACAAAATGTACAATTGTTTTTACTATAAACTATTATCGACATTTTTAGTTTCTTTCTTTAGATTATCCCATGTTTTCTTACTCTCATCATTTAGATTGTAAGCGTCAACAGCTTGTTCAACGGTGTAGTTATACATCTTGTTAAACTTGCCAAGAGGTAATCTCATACCAATCCATGTTCTATAGTAACCATTTTTTGTCATAGTTACATCTTGAGCAAAGATTTCATAACCTCTCACGGTTGTTTGTGTAATTGTATTCACTATAGCACTTTCGACTTCGGTCACTACAGTTTTAGTTTCTGTTTTACCAAGTTCTTTAATGAATTGTTTTGATTCTTTATTCATTTGACCCTTGATAATGTCTGCCAATTCTGATTTAGCCATCATTTTAGCTTTCTCAATTGACAATTGTAAATCTGGAGAAACAGATGTTGCAACACCATAGATACAAACTTTATCATTATCTTCACTTGTCCACATAGAAGTGTCGCAAGCTTTAGACTCATTAATATTAGCCATGTACCATGAAGGCACTTTGTCAACAGCAGTACCACTCTCAGATTTTATCTTATAGGTACTATTCATACTAGAACAGGCACTAAGACCTACAATAGCTACTAGAGCACCTAACTTCATTATATTATTTTTCATCATAATTTATCACTTTCCCTTACATTATATATTAACTCTTGTAGAAAGTCAAGCGTGGATTGAACATATGTCCAAGCGTCTTCACTAGATACATCATAAAGTATCACCAATACAAGAGCAACAATGATTAAATTTCTAATCATTATTTCACCTCCCATTCACCATTAGTATCTAAACATACTTTTCCTGGTGTTTTAAAAGCATGTCCTGACCGACTATAATGTCGGCAGTATTCTGGCGTGTTCACATCAACATAATAAAATTGAGAAAATAATTCCCAATAACTAGGACCGTCATAAGCTTTACGACCATCACTACACTCCAAAATTTCTTCTTTGGTGATAACATCACCAACTTGTTTAATCTCAACCTTAACAAAACAATACTGTCCATCTACTTTGTCAGGTTTAATTGATATAATCTCTGACCTTAAAATCTTTTCACCGCCAACTGCAATACCTGATAATAATAAAAACAGTATCAGTACAAATGACCATGTCATATATCTTCTAAATCTTAGTCTAGGATCCATCATATTTTTTTAACTCTTCTATACTTTGTCTTGTATTATACATGTCTTCTTCTAATTTGGCAATGGTGGATTGATTACTAGTAATTTCAAGTTCCTCTTGACTTTCTTTAAGTTCGTTCTCTAATTGTTCTATTCTTTCTTTATATCTATCTGACATGTGGCTTCTCAATCCATTGACCGTCTGGTAGTTGACAAGCAGTACCAAATACTACCTCTCTCTTAACGCCTCCGATACCAACCAATGGCCAACTACTTGTGATATCTACTGTTGCGTCATAATCTTTACATTTAATAGGTCCTTGTGTGTATGACCTTGTAACATGAATAATGCCTGAGTTACCTGTTTTACCATTGTACCAATTTGTGTAACTAGAACCTGTACCACTTGTATTCAAATGGTCTACAAACACAGCATTGTGTACATCATAATCTGACTTATACATTAATTCAGCACCTGCAAATCCTCCCATTAAAGCACATGCACCTGTAACATAGGGGTCTGAAACACCTAACGATAAACAACCTGCAACTGCACTACCACTACCGGCAACTGCACCAACATGAGTTCTATTAATACTAGAACAATTACTTAGTGCCGGTAATAATAGTCCTAAGAATACTAAATGTAGGATTCCACTTTTTTTCATTTTGTCCATTGTTCGTTGAGCAAGCTGTCATGGTCAATACCAGAATAGTCGCCATAATTATCTTTATTTTCATTTTCATTATAGTTTGATTTGTCATGTGACACCAATAAACAATCTGCTTGAATAGTATCAATTAAGTTTTGTACTTTAAGGTCTCTATCAGGCGTCTTAGGGTTGTTATACTTTAGTTCCCTAAGTTCATCTGACATCTTTTTGATTGTATCTATCTTATTACAAAAATCACTAATCTTGTGTAACATTATCTTTTACCTTGTTAAATAGGTTTTTAATCTTTGTCCAATTCTTAGCATTTTGTTCTTTACCTTTTTGCCAAGAAGCTTTTTGAAACTCTTTGGTATCTGTCCATTCTTTAACAATATAGTTTTTTACTTTTGTATCAATTGTTTCATCACTCTTTGCCATTGTCATAGTCATTAAAACTGCAATGGTTATCATCATCATTGTTTTCATATTATACTTTTCTCCCTGCTGTTTTAAGGTCGCTTTTATTTACCACCATATAAGGACCTTTGTTATATGCTGGTACGATAGTAAAGTTTTTACTTGCTTCTATCTTCCAAGAGTTGTCAGGTTTTGTACCACCTTCAACAATCTTATTAGAACATTGTGGACCTGTATTTGATATAGTTCTCTCTGCTATATTAATACCATAATTACCACTACTTGTCAATTGTATATTGCCATTGTCATCTACATTAAAACCTTTTGACTTTAACCACTTAATGTGTTTAGTCAAAGCAAGTTGATATGCTCTCGTAGGCTTCTTATTCTTTGCCTTACGAATTGCACCACTAGATTGATTTGTGTAGATAATAGCCATTAACTTGCACTCGCAATTTCAGGTTTGTTTTTCTCTGCCATTACTTCAGCATATGATTTACCAAAACCTACTTTGTAGAAGTAGTCAATTGGACTTGGTGCCTGATAACCAAGTAATAAGTTAGAGAAGTTAATATCAACACCCTCATAATATTGAGGTTTATTCTTTTTTAACTCAATGTGGTCTTTAAAGAATTGAATACGATTGTCGTATATCTCTTTCTTGCCTTTAGTGTCTTTAGATTTAGCTACTGAAAATTCAGCATTTAGTGTTTCTTTCGAATAGAAAGCCATAATATAATCCTTTTGTTAGTTATTAGTCTTAATTGTATCACAATTGCCTACAAATGGCAACCCATAAAAAAAGCACACTTTTACTCGCCTTTTTTACTTTCTTCGTCTAACCACTTCTCAAATTCATTCACTTTTTTTAAATTATGAGCAATAGTTACATCACAAGCTTTGATTGATTCGTCTATTGCACCCAATACAATCAGCTTACGAATTTTTTTAACATCATCAATATGGTTCAGTACATCAATCACTTTTTATCTCCTTTGGATTGGTCTTCCGAGTTCATTAATAGTACAACATAGTGTACTGCTTTTAACAGGTCTTTTCTATTCCTGCCGTCTTTCTTACCAAACCTTGCAAGGTATTTAATTGCATTGGCTTGACAAAAATCTTTGTCTATACCACAAGACCTTAATAAGTCTTGTACTTGAACACCCTCTTTAACTTGAGCATAGTGTTGACCATAAGTTGATTTGATATAGCCTTCTATCTCTTTTAGTATTTTATCTTCATTGTATTTCATAATATATTTCCTTTTCGTTAAATTCCTAGACACATTATAACAGATTTATTGTCTTTTGGCAAGCTATTTCCTCTTTGCAACCAATCAACAGTTTGTTCAAAATAAAAGGCTTCATCTTCTTTACCTTCTTTTTTTAATTCTTCAGCTGCAATTTTGAAGAATTTAAGTACACCCATTTCATTAGACATACTATCTGGTTTTGTTTGGTACTTACCTGGTCTTTGATTTGACATATCTATCCTCATTCTTAAATTCTGGTAGATGATTTAGATTTGCATATCTACCGTTTTTATCTATTGCATAGGCTATTGTAGCACTATGTTCCTTAATTGTTTTTGCAAATAAATTCTTTGCTTCGTTATAAGTCTTAACTATGGTTTTGGTACTTCTATCAAGTGACCTCCACTCTAAAATAGAATACTCTACAGCATTATCAATAATACTTTGTTCCCATTCGTTTGGTGTGTTATCCATTGGTCATCTTTACAGTTCTAGTGTCTGATAGGTTCATTTCTTCCATTTTTAATATCTTCTTCAAATGTGTCTTACAGAATTGAACAGGTATAATACCTAGTCTACCAATTAGAGTTTCACCTTTTTTGTGTTTGAATGGTTTAGAACAAACTGAACATTTAGATTTACTCATATTAACTATCTATCCAATCTGTCGCTGATTCTTCTTTTTCTACACTTTCTAATACTTTATCTATCTGTGCAAAGTAACACCAGTTAGAACCAAATGTTACTGCACCTGTATAATTCAGAGCCGTATCATATGTTTGAGCATTTAAAGAGTTATCACTCTCAGCCGCTATATCTGTCAGTTCAGTAGCAATACCAATATTGGTTATAGTTCCTACTCTACCTTTCATGTCTTGTATTTTATCACCTACATTTATTATCATAATATAATCCTTTTGTTAATTTAATTGTTTCACATGTTCGCTAAAGTCTATAGAATCATAACTGATACCTAGACTATAGTTGATATATTTTGGGTCTCTTTCTTTATCAAGTCCTTCAGCAGCTAAATGCCAATCAATGGCAGTCTTCTTGTCTGGAGCACCAAGTTTGATATTTTTTTCTATAGACTTCCAAAATTTATCTAAATTCTCTTCTTCCATCTTTTTTTCGTAAGCAATCTCATCATCTGCTGACTTACACCACTTGTCTAATTCTTTTGCAAAGTATTCATCTGACCATTTACTTGATTCTGATAATACTGTCCTTGCATAAGACTTTGTAGTAGCAGTTGAAACTGCCTCATATAAAGTTGTTTCATCAAGGTATCTTTCAAACTGTTTGATGTTTGTTATATCCATATCTAACCAATGTTGGTAATCTTCTACCATCATACCAATGTACCAAGAAGGATTATCAATCATCTCTTGTTTAGACTTTTTGTTAATTGCTTTAATATGATTAACCAAGTCAATTTCATCTTGTCTTAACTGATTATAGTTATCAATATCTGAAAGTGCTTTTTGCGATAGTGTCATTAAGCGTTCTCCAGTTCCATGTCGATTACTTCGTCAACATTGTGTATATCAATGTCAAGTAAGTTAACTGCTTCGACATCTAAGATTTCTTTAATAGCAACAGATTTTGTAATCAAGTTGTTTTTTAAGTTTGTAATAATTGTATCGACAGCTTTCTCAGCTTCATCAATGTAGTAGTTTTTAACTTTACTCATAGTGTTTTTTCTCCTTGTTAGTGTTTTTAATAATTTGTGTAACTTCAAATAACGATTTATATGGGTTACTATACAATACTTTTTTAGCAAAGGCAACTCTTTTTTCTAGTCTTTTTAAAAGTATTTTTTGTTTTTTCATTGTGTAGTTCTTTATCATATACACATATCCTACCATAGTTTAACATAGAAAGCAAGCGTTATTTTCACTTTTTTTGAAGTTTTTTTTGTTACCAGGTAAAGGTTTTAGAGGTGCGTCAAAACGCACAGCCTATTTCCAAGCGTTTTTTACCCATTCCTGCTCAGATTCGTGAGGATTTGGTTGTCCGTGAAACA